CCTTACATACAATCACAGAATATTGGTGGAACAAGGTCTAATTTGTTTAGAGTTTACACTCGTTCACACGGAAGTAATGTAAATGAACACTTCAAAATCAACATCTTAAATGTAAAAGATGCTGGTAGTGTTGCTGGTTCTGATTACGGAACTTTCTCATTACAAGTGCGTTCAGTAAACTTTAACAATGACTCAAGTAGACCAGCAAATGATTCAATAATGGAACAATTTGACAATTTAACATTTGACCCAAGTTCAACAAATTATTTCGCAAGAGTAATCGGTGATAGATTTGTAGAAATAGATTCAAATGGTAAATTAACTTTTTATGGTGATTATCCAAACAAAAGTAAACATATCAGAGTAGGAGATTTTTCTAACTTAGAAACTTTCCCAACTACGGTAGTTCCTTTTGGATTTAATAAACTATATGTTCCTTTCTTATCAACACAAGTAGCAGCCACACAAATTGTAACTGCTTCATTTAAATCAAATCAAAGTTCATCAGTAGCAGACTTTGACCAAAATACATTTTATGGGTTTGATTTTAGTAATCTTAATAACAGACAATACTTATCACCAATCCCATCAACTGCCGCACAAGGTAGTAATGTAACAATGTCATTGGAAAATATGTTAGGTTCTGACGGAGCCACTGCAGTAGCAACAACTTATGCAGACCAAACAGAATTGATAACACTTTCTAATTCAGCTATTGAACAAAGAAAGTTTGTAGTTCCTTTCCAATGGGGATTTGATGGTCAAAATCCAGCAACTCATTATGCTGTCGGAACAGACATAGCAGGTTCAAACACACAAGGATTTAACTTAAACACTTCAGCAGATAGTGGTTCTATTGTTTACAAAAGAGCTATTAACGCAGTAAGTAATCCTGACGAGTTTGATATCAATATGATGGTTTTACCTGGTGTAATTCACTCAATTCACCCAACCGTAACAAATCACGCAATTGATAAGGTAGAAGATAGAGCAGATACTTTCCTTGTTCTTGACGCTGCACAATATAGTGATTCAGTAGATACGGTGATTGACAATGTGAAAGCATTAGATTCAAACTTTGTAGCAACTTATTACCCGTGGGTTAAAGTTCTTGACGAAAACACAAACAGACCAACTTGGGTGCCACCTTCAGTAGTTTTACCTGGTGTTATTGCATTCAATGACGAGGTAGCCTTTGAATGGTTCGCTCCAGCAGGGTTAAATCGTGGTGGTCTAACAGATGTGTTAGAAGCAAAAACAAGACTAACTCATAGTGAAAGAGATAAGTTGTATGAAAATAGAGTTAATCCAATTGCTACTTTCCCTGGACAGGGTGTAGTGGTGTTTGGTCAGAAAACTCTACAAGGAAAACCAAGTGCATTAGACAGAGTAAATGTAAGAAGATTGTTAATTTCATTAAAGAAATTTATCGCATCAACTTCTCGTTTCTTAGTATTTGAACAGAACACAACAGCAACAAGAAATCGTTTCTTAAATGTTGTTAATCCTTTCTTAGAAGATGTTCAGTCAAATAGTGGTTTAAGTGCATTTAGAGTGGTTATGGATGATACAAATAACACTCCTGACGAAATCGACAGAAATCGTCTAATAGGACAGATATTTATTCAACCAACAAGAACAGCTGAGTTTATCGTATTAGACTTCGTAGTTCAACCAACAGGTGCAACATTTCCTGAATAATAGTTAATAACTGAAAAAGACCCCACTTTTTAGTGGGGTTTTTTTTAATCTAAAAACTTTCAAAAAACTTTCAAAACATATTCAAATATATTTAATCATTTTTTTCATTTCGTTATATTTATTATTGAATATAAAACACGGAGAAATTTATAATGGCTGAACTATTAGACCCATCAGAAATTATGTTTACACCTTTTGAACCTAAAACACAGAATAGGTTCATTATGTATATTGAAGGTATACCAGCCTTCACAATCAAAGCAATGA